TTACATCATGAACGAAGAAGAATGGAAAGAACTGGAAAGCGAAGTCAAGCGACAAATACTTGAAGAACCGTTCGAATTCGACGCGCATGAATTTATTTCAAGCGAAGACCAGTGGAAATGGCACTCTTGGGAACAACAACAAATACAACAAGCAAATGAAGACAAATTCTAAACCAAAACAACAAATGACATTGCCGACAATGGTTCGGTGGTGGACGCGTCAAAGCTTCACGAACGACAAAGGTGGTTCGTTTGACGTCCAGCTATATTTGAAAATATGTGAAATTAAACTTTTGAGAAATGTATAAACTACTTTATTTTTATGAATCACGGCTTGCCGAATCTTATGAATTCCCAACGAAAGCGCTTTGTCACTGGAAAATAAACGAATTCAAAAAACTGGGAACACACATTTACGGTCACTTTGTAATTGAAAAAATATGAAAACAATTAAAGTAGGTAGCGACTTTTCAGGCGTCGGCGCTTTCAATCAAGCGCTTCGAAGATTAGGTGTTGAATATCACGAAATCTTTGCTTGTGACATGGACAAGTTCGCACGCGAAACATTCATTCACAACTACGGTGAACCTGACTACTATCCGACGAATGTTTATCAACGTGAAATTCCGTCGGAATCGCTTGACATCTATGTAAGTTCACCGCCATGTCAAGCGTTTTCATTGGCTGGAAAGCGACTTGGAAAAGATGACAAACGTGGAATTTTATTCTTTAATTCTTACGAGTTTATTCAAGTAAACAAACCACGTTTTTTTATATTTGAGAATGTCAAAGGATTGCTTTCCGACGACAATGGAAACACGTTCAACGAATGGTTGAATTTACTTGGTGGCAAATCGGTCAACGGTGTTCCCGTTTTATTTCCACACGAAGAATCCGTTCCTTATCATTTGTATTGGAAAGTATTGAATGCAAAGAATCACGGCGTTCCGCAAAACCGGGAACGTGTTTTCTTGATTGGAATCCGTGACGATCAAGACAATCATTTTCGATTCCCGGTCGAAGAACATTTGACCAAGCGATTGAAAGACGTACTTGAAGAAGATATTCAAGACAAGTATTTCTTGAGTGAAAAAATGATTTCTGGATTTATGGTTCACAATGAAAATCACAATGCGAAAGGGACTGGATTTATTTTTCAACCTAAAAATCAAAATGAAATTGCTAACTGTTTAAGGGCAAACGCATCTTTATGTGCAACAGACAATACTTTGTTAATTCTCAAATGTAAATATACATTTCACAGCTGTATGAATTATGGAAATATGTGTAAAGATTGTGATGAAGGTGACAATTATAAATTTTTGCAAAATGAAAATGAAAAATCAATTTACCGTCGATTGACACCGCGTGAATGTTTTCGTCTTATGGACTTTCCCGAATCATTCACATGGACGGTGTCGGATTCACAAGCTTACAAACAAGCTGGCAATTCAATCGTTGTCAATGTCCTTTACAAATTACTTAAAAATTTACCATTATGAACGAAGACATCAAAGAAATCATTGCCGAATTCAAACTGGACAAACCGAATCGCAAGCGCGAAATTGTTTACAAACGATACTATCTTATGAACATCCTTCATTGTCGTTCGCGTCTTTGCTTGCGTGAAATCGGTGAAATGTTTAACCGGGATCATTCAAGCGTGATTCATGGATTGAAAGAACACAAACGGTGGTGGTCGCAACTCGACGAAGAATACCTTCGCGCCATTCATCCATTGCCTGAACTGGTGACGGACGACGGTCGGATTCCGAAGAATCAATTCTTTGAGTGTGAAACGACTGAAGATTCAATCACGATTCACGGAAAGTTCACCAAACAAGTTTTGAAAGAATTTGAAAAACCATTGACAAAGACCGACATTTCACTTATCTTCGCACATTCATAACAAAGTTTTGTTTAATTGGTTGAAAGCGCTGGGAAACTGGCGCTTTTTTGCGTTACAGCGCGACAAAGTTACAATTCTCTTATATACCCTGCCAGAAAAAAAAGCGGTATTTTTTAGGGGGGGGGGTAAAAACTTTTGTAATTTTGTCGCGCTTTGTGTCAAACGTAGTGTGGTGTTGACTTATAGGCGTTACAAAACGCGTTACAAAAAATTATTTTTGTCGCGGTGTGTTGATATATGAAAATTTTATTTAGTTTTGTGACATGGCGCAAACAACAAAGAACTTATTTAGAAGAATCGACCGAGTAAACACGCGCCATTGTTGAAAGGTCGGTTCTTTTTTTATTGATATTAACATGATTCCAAACATTTCGGTATTCAGGTCGCTGTTTAACGCAAAAGAAACACCGTTCACAATGAACGTGGTCGAAGTTTACAATCGAATCAAGAATGGTTATCCTGAACTTGTTTCCAAAATCAACCGACTTCGTGAAATGGACGAATCAACCGAAGCTTATCGGTCATTGAAGAATTCATTGCTGGCGATTATGTTCAACGGAACATTTAACCAGCGAACGGACAACGGACTTGTTGAACATTCTGGACTTTGTATTCTTGACTTCGACGACTATCCTGACGAAGCAACGATGAAGCACGATAAAACTTGCTTCAAATTACTTCCATTTGTCTTCATGGTCTTCACTTCGCCTTCGAATAAAGGACTGAAGGTTGTGGTGAAGATTCCGAAATCAACCAAAGAAGAACACAAACGACGCTTCAAAGCGCTTGAAGCTGAATTTAATTCCGATTACTTCGACACGTCCAGTCAAAACGTTTCAAGGGTGTGTTTCGAATCATACGATCCAGACGCTTACATGAACGAATTTTGTGACGAATTTACAACCATTGACGAAGAACGTGGACACATTTTCCTTGAACGTCCACCAGTGTGTCGATTAGTGGACGAATCAAAAATAATTGAACGAATCATGAAGTTCGATTTCGGTGGTGAATTCAATTCAGGGAATCGAAACAACTATATTTTCAAGCTTTCCGCTTGTTTATGTGAATACGGAATCACACGGGACGTTGCCGAATATCACTTGGAACAATTCGTGTCCAGCGACTTCACCAAAGCGGAACTTGCGAACACGATTAAAAGCGCTTATCGGACCGCTGAATTCAAAGTGAAGTATTTCGAAGACAACGAAAAACTAACGAAGGCGAAGATAAAAATACGTCAAGGGATTGCGACCAAGGACATCACCGAAGCGCTTGGACTGGATGAAGAACAAATCGAGGAAATCAAATCCGACGTTGAAAACAATCAAGACGTTTTCTGGACAATCACACAACTGAAGACCGGGGAAAAGATTTCAATCGAACCGAATAATTACAGCGCTTTTCTATCAAAGCACGGATTCGGGAAATACTATCCAGAACGCGCCTTGTCACCGACCTTTGTTGTGGTGAATGAAAACAAGGTTCGATTGTCATCCGTTGAACAAATCAAGGATTTCGTTTTGAAATACCTTGAAAAGCGCGGTGAAATATCGGTGTGGAATTATTGTTCACGTTCGACGTATCTATTTAGCGAAAATTTCCTGAACATGATTGATTCAATCGATGTCAAAATGCTTCAAGACAACAAGACCGAATCTTTCATTCCATTCAAGAACGGCGTGGTGACAATCACGAAGAAGGACGTCACGTTGAAAAGTTATATCGATGTCAATGGCTACATTTGGGAAAATCAAATTTTGAACCGGGACTTCGTTCAAGTCAACGACCACAAGAATGACTTTCAAGATTTCATTTTCAAGGTATCGAATCAAGACCAGACACGAAGTGTTGCACTTGAAACAACACTTGGGTATTTAATGCACACTTACAAAGATAAGACCGAACAAAAGGCAATCATTTTTAACGACCAAGAAATCGACGACAACGCCAACGGTGGTTCGGGAAAATCGTTGATGTTGACGGCAATTAATTACTTCAGGAATCTTGTCACCGTTGACGGAAAACAATTCAATTCAATGAAGAACGACTTCGTTTATCAACGTGTGAATCTGGACACGCAAATTCTTGCGTTCGACGACGTCAAGAAAAACTTCGACTTTGAGCAACTTTTCAGCGTGGTGTCACAAGGAATCACGGTCAACCGAAAAAACAAAGACGAAATTTATATACCATTCGAAAGGTCACCGAAGATTGTCATCACGACGAACTATGTCATCGCTGGCGCTGGATCAAGTCACGATCGACGAAGACACGAACTTGAATTTTACCAGTATTTCAACGCGCAACATTCGCCATTGAAGGAATACGGTCGACTTTTGTTTGATTCGTGGTCACAAGATGACTGGTCAAAATTTGACAACTACATGATTTCCAACGTACAAAAATACCTGAACGAAGGATTGACCGCGACCACATCAATCAACGCCGACACGAAGCGGTTCATTCAATCCACTTGCAAGGACTTCTTCGAATTCGTGCGTGAAGGGAATCTTGAACTTGACATTTATCACTACAATCAAGCGAAGCTTCAGGAATTCCAAACCGAAACAAATTCATTCAAGGACTTGTCAACGCAAAAGTTCAAAAAGTGGGTGAAGGAATACGCGAATCACAAGGGGTACAAATACACCGAAGGACACAACCATTCAGGTCGTTATTTTATCTTGACTGAAGGTTCACCAGCGAACGACATTACACCGAAAAACGATTGTCCATTTTAATTTTATAGCTTATGAATTACTTACTTATTTTAGCGCTTATCTTAACGATTGTCATCTGGACGGTCGCAATTTACTTATTCGGTTGGTGGGGTGCGATTGCGTGTCTTGTCATCGGAATTGCTGGAACATTGTGGATTGAAATCAAAGGATTGCCATGAAGAAAGAAAACAAAGAACGTCTTGACGCCTTGAAGCTGGCGAATGACATCGAAAGACATCCTTCATTCCCGAAGGACTACTTTATAAAAAAAAAATGGGACGACAAGACCGCCAACGGATTGACCAAGGCAATCACATCGTTCATTCAGTACAACGGCTACCAAGCGGAACGAATCAACACAATGGGCGTCGCAAGGGAAAACAAACGAACCGACGGTAAAGTCATCGGTGTGACATGGACTAAGGGAACAAGCACGGCTGGTTCAGCTGACATTTCAGCGACTATTCGTGGACGTTCGGTGAAGATTGAAGTGAAGGTCGGGAAAGACCGTCAAAGCGACGCACAAAAGCGCTACCAAGAATCAATCGAACGCGCTGGTGGTGTGTACTTAATTGCGCGTGACTTCGATTCGTTTGTGGAATGGTTCGACAAATACGTTCAGGAATGATTGAAATCGAAATAACACAAAGTCAAATACTTCGCGCCGAAATGCTTTACAAGTTCAAAGAACTGAACAATTCAATTCGTAAAGGCGAAGGAAATCTAATCGGTGCGCTTGGTGAAATCGTCGTGTTCGATTACTATACGAATAAATTCCGCGCCGTCGAACATTGTCAACACCACGACTTCGATTTAATGATTGAAGGGTACACGGTTGAAATCAAGACACAAGAAACAAGATTCAAACCGATTGATTCATGGACGTGCCATGTTTCGGACTTCAACGCGACACAAGAATGTGACTTTTATTGTTTTCCATTTGTCAACGAATCAATGTCAACGGCTTGGTTGACTGGAATGATTACACGAACTGGATTCAAGGAACGCGCCGTCTTCAAAAAAGAAGGTGAAATCGGATTCAAGAAACCTTTCAAGTGTGACACATGGACAATTCGAATTGATGAATTGACAAAAATTGTTTAACTTTTGTTGCACGAATGAAAATAATTTATATCTTTGATAAAATTTTAACACTTTATTTATGGCGACAACAAGAAAAGTGACTGAAGAAGTCACACAAGAACAACCGAAGGGACTTTATTACAAGCTTCATTCGGCAAAACAACACATCGGAAAGGTAGCGAAGAACGCTACGAATCCACATTTTAAGAAAAGTTACGCGGACATCAACGCGTTGCTTGAAACGGTCGAACCGATTCTTTTATCTTATGGGTTGATATTGCTTCAACCAGTCAAGTCAAGCACCGTGTTCACAATAATCACGGACATTGATTCAGGTGATTCGGTTGAATCATTCATGGAAATTCCGATGAACATTGTTGATCCACAAAAAATGCTTGCGTGCGTGACGTATCTTCGACGCGGAACGCTTCAATCATTGTTGTCGCTTCAGGCAATCGACGACGACGGGAACGAAGCTTCAAAGATGACCAGCAAACCGACCATTGACGAAGAACGATTCAAGAACGCTTTGAAAGCAATCGCGGACGGAAAGTTCACGGTTGATAAATTGAAAGCAACTTATTCGTTGACACCTGAACAAATCAATCAACTCAAATGAACGAAATGACAGCGGAACAACGCGCAAGGTATTTGTTTGAATTGTTTGACTTCATTGAATTCGATTCGAAGGTGAAGACATTCATGACACGAAAATCATGCGCGTTGATTCTGGTTCAAGAATTAATGAAGGACGTTGATATCAAATCGCGCGACTTCATTTATTGGTCAAATGTTAAATTTAACTTATTGGAATTATGAAATGGCGTGCTTCACAAATCGGTAAATTGATGACAACGTCCCGGTCGAAAACGGACGTGTTGTCACAAACGGCGAAAAGCTACATTGAACAACTGGCGAAAGAAGATTTCTTCGGTTACACTTCACCGCTTGTCAATCGTTACCTTGACAAAGGAATCAACCAAGAACTTGAATCAATCAATCTTTTGAATTCGGTTCGCTTTGAGAATTACGAAAAGAACGACCAACGGATTGAAAACGAATTTATAACTGGTGAATGTGATATCCTGACAAACGAATCAATCATTGACATCAAGACAAGCTGGTCACTTGACACTTTCCCTGAACTACCTGAAGACATCGATTCGAATCAGTACGAATGGCAAGGACGTGCCTACATGATGTTGTTCAACCGCTTCGAATTCGAACTGGTCTTTTGCATGGTGTCAACGTGGGACGAATTCTTGACGCAATACGATGACAAAGCGCTTCACAAGGTAGACCACATTGATCCGAGAAAAAGAATCACTTCAATCACATTTGAACGCGATCCTGAACTTGAAAATCAAATGATTGAACGTTGCCAGCTCGCGACCGAATACTATGTCGAGAGAATCCAGAAACTTAATAACAAATAACATGAAACAAACCGCTTTAACTTACCTAATCGACAAGCTTGAATTGAAGGTCATGGCGACACACATTCCGTGGGTTGACAAGGAAATTCAACACGCGCTTGAAATGGAACGCCAACAAATCGCGCAAGCTTATCAACAAGGCGAATGGAATCAAGGGTGCAACGGTGACGCTGAAGATTACTTAAAACAAACATTCGAAGATGAAAGCAACTCTTGAATTCAACTTACCTGAAGACGACGCGGAATTTTATTGCGCGACGAAAGGAACGGCGATGTTGAACGCCTTGTGGGAAATTCAACAAGAACTTCGCAAGCTTTGGAAATACGAAGAACTGAACGACGAACAATTCAAAATGGTCGAACGGATTCGCGATTCATTTTATCACATTCTTGAACACAACGACGTTAATCTGGACAAATGAAATACTTAATTATTTTCACGTCCGCGGTTATCATGGAAATCGCTTCGACGTTTTACATTCGATTCGTCGCGGACAAGAACACCTTCGGAATGTTGTTCTTCGCTTTCATCGCGCCATTCTTGTCGCTGGCTTTCGCTGGCTACATGGTTGAAAGCAAACAATGGAATGAACGAATCAAAATGGCTTTTTCGCTGGCGTTCGGTTACGTCGTCGGCGTTTTAATAGTAATAACTTTAATACAATAAACAATGAACAAAGAAAAAGGAACGGTTGTCAACGTGACGCCATTGCAACAAATTTCGGACAAGTTCCGAAAACAAGATTTCACAATCAAAACGTTTGATGAAAAATATCCACAATTCTTGACCTTTCAAGTGGTGAATGACAAATGTGACCTTGTCGCGAACCTGAACACCGGGGACGTGGTCGAAGTCAATTACAACCTTCGTGGTCGTGAATGGACTTCACCTGAAGGTGTGACGAAGTATTTCAACACCGTCGAAGCGTGGTCAATTAATCTTTCAAGTGAACCAGTACAAACAACACCAGCACCAACGAATGAAAACGATGACGATTTACCTTTCTAACGACACGAATGTCGTTGAATGGATGCGGTTGATGACAACCAGTCGATTGAATAAGCGTTACAAAATGACACACCTTGCTGAAGACATGAAAGTGAAATACTCGATGTTGTACCGCTTCATGAATGGAAAACCAGTCGGTCAAGAATTTTTCATCGCTTGGTTCGATTATTTTGTAAATTAGCACAATGGAATTTTGGAAACATGAAGCTTATCAAATTGCTCGGAAAATTACTTCGAACCACGAACTTCATGGGGATTTGGTTGGTCATGTTTTTATTCTCATGCACCGCTTTGACTTTCATATTTCCGACATTCCAGCTATATTCGCGCGCTTCGCGTTCAATCAATGGAACTGGCAACGATCCGAATTCTGGCGAATGTACCGAAGCGACGGCGAAGGAATCAACGACGTAATTGATTCACACGATTCACCTTCAAACAACGAATTCAGCGAAGTCCTTGACGCTTATCTTCACTCGAACGACGGTGATCCATTTATCAAGGAAATAACAAAAATGCACCTTTGCGGAATGACATTCAGGGAAATCAAGGAATTGACCGGAATTTCACTGGACACCATTCACAAAGCAATAAAACAATTCAAAAATGATTTACACGATTACAGCCGTGGCGATTGCAAGGGCGTTGATGTCCTTTAATTTGCCAAACACAAAACCATTTAATTGTCAGTCATGCTTGTCATTCTGGACGGCGCTGGCGATTTATCTTATTACTGATTTGTCAATGATTCCGTTCGCGTTCGTTGCCTATCTTATTTCCGATTTAATTTTGATTTATGAATATAAGTAACGGACTTCGAATCCAGCTTGAAAACTTCGGGCGTCACCGATACGCGAATCTTGACGACACCTTGAAAGAAGAACTTTCCGTTCATTACAAAGCGCTTGGATTCGGCAAACTGAACAAAGCTTGCGCGACGTGTGTACGGATTGCAATGGACAAGGTGAACGAAAACAAGGACAAGATTCGTCCAGCGGTACGCGAAGAAAACAACGAACCGCACATGAAGGAACAACCACCGAAGCTTCACTTTGTCGGAACGAAACAAAAGACGTTCGGCGAACTTCGACGTGAAGCACTTGAACTTGGATTCAAGGGAACACGAAAGACAACACGAAAAGACATTGAAGAATGGTTGACATCCACCAAACAGCTGTAATTTATCCGGGTGTCACGATTGGTCACAACGTCACAATCGGTGCGTTTTGCATAATCGGCGCACCAGCGGAAACGAAGAAACACGACGGTCACGGCTTCGGTGTGGTCATCGGAAACAACGTCACGATTCACGGTCACGCAACAATCGACGCTGGTAGTGAACGACCGACAATCATCGATGACGGCGCTTACATTATGAAGACCGTACACATCGGACACGATTCAATCATTCACAAGAACGTAACGATTTCACCGCACGTTGTCGTCGGTGGGTTCGTTGAAATCCACGAACAAACGAACATCGGAATGAACGCAACGATTCACCAGCGCGTCACGATACCTTCAAAGTGTATGGTCGGAATGTCGGCGGTCATCACAAAGAAAACACCGCTTGAACCGAACGTGGTGCTGGTCGGGAATCCAGCGCGAATAACACGAAACAATAACCGATGAAAATAATAACCGTTAGCGCCATGCATGGACGACACGACACGGTCGCCGAATGTATCAACCGAATGCCGTTTATTGACAAGGTCTATATTTACAGCAACCACGAAGACGGCACGTTTCTTGAAGGTCAAGATATCTTCGCAATGGCGAAATATCAAAACAATCCCCTTTCGTACAAATGGAACATGGCGATTCGAACGCTTGAACAAATCGACTTCGACGCGGTTGTCTTATTAGGTTCGGACGATTACATTGACGAAGCGTTCCTGAAGTACGTTGAACGAACGATTCCTGACTTCGACATGATTGGCTTCAAAGACATTTACTTTCAACACGACGGCGGTCTTTATTATTGGTCGGGGTACACGAACAAACGACGCGGTGAACCGTGTGGCGCTGGCAAAGTTTATTCACGTCGATTCTTGGAATGTTTGAAATGGAATCTTTGGGACGTCGCAAGGGATAGCGGACTTGACCGAATCGCATGGAAACGGGTTCAACAAGCGAAAGCAAAAGTTCATGTCACATCGCTGAAGGAAAACGGTCTTTTGTTGGTTGACATCAAAGACGGTGAAGGAATGACATCGTTTAGTAAATTCAAAGGACTGGAACGCGTTTCGAACAAGAAAACATAATAAAGGGGAACTTATATCTTATGGCAAACAAACACCGCAACATCGATAAAGATGAATTGCTTCAAATGGCTTATAATTATTGCGACTATTGTATCGCTTCGACAAAGGAAATCGCGACCAATTCAGGCGTGAAGCAAGTCAAAGAACGACACATTCCGACGGTGTCTTATTTCCTTCTTCACTACCTTCGACGGGAACACTTTGATTTCTACAAACGGGACAACTGGTATCATGCGATGAAGGACGACAAACATCCATTGTCCGACACTATAAAAACAATCGACAACGACTTCAATGCTTTGGCGCGTGACATCGTGGCTAACGAAGGCAAGGGAATCTTCTACGCCAAAAATAAGCTTGGAATGCACGACCGTCAACAAGTCGAAACACGCAACGTGGAACGCTTCGATTTCGATGTCAACGATTAAAGGTTACCGACCGCACAAACACCAGCTTGAAATTCATCAAGCAATCAACCAAGGGAAAGAAAAGTATTTCGCTTTGAACATTGGTCGCCAGTTCGGTAAAACAATGCTGGGAATCAACCAACTTCTTTGGTGGGCAATCAACGACCGCGGTTGTACTATTGCATGGGTGACACCAGTGTACAAGCAAGGGAAGAAGGTCTTCGCTGAACTTGAACGCGCCGTGGCGAAGTCGGGGTTATTTGAATTCAACAAATCCGATTTGCGAATCACGGGGTTCGGTTCGTCAATCGAATTCTTTTCAGGTGAACGACCAGACAACATTCGTGGAAATACATTCGATTACATGGTGGTCGATGAATTCGCGTTCACGCGTCCCGAACTATGGGACGAAGTGTTGTCCGCGACGGTGCTTGTCAAGGGAAAGAAGGTTATCTTTATTTCAACGCCAAAGGGAAAGAACCATTTCCACCGGGTGTGTCTTCAACAAAACTACGATGACCGATACCGATACTTTCATTTCACGTCGTTCGACAATCCGATGATTGATCCGAAGGAACTTGAAGAACGCCGTCGGTCATTGCCTGACCATGTGTTTCGTCAAGAATACCTTGCGGAATTCCTTGACAACGCTGGTGGCTTGTTCAAGGGTGTGTCGTCGTGTGTCGGTCAAGGTGAACGCACGTCAAGAATGTACGGTGGTCTTGATATCGGTCGCGCTGACGATTACACGGTGTTGACAATCCTGAACGAAAACGGTCACATGGTTCACGTTGAAAGGTGGCGACACGATGACTGGTCGCGAATCATTGACAAGGTCGCTGGATTGATTCGCCAGTTCAACGCAATCACTACGGTCGAAGTGAACAACCAAGGCGACGTCTTTTACGAAATGCTTCACAACACATTGCGGAACAAGGTCGTTCCATTCGTGACGACATCGAAGTCAAAGCCAGTGTTGATTGAAGACCTTGCGTTGTCGTTCGAACAACAAACGATTCGTGTGAACGATGTCAAATGGTTGCTTGACGAACTTGATTCTTTTACTTATATTTACAATCCGAAAACAAGGGGGGTTCAATACAGCGCACCGACTGGACTACACGACGACGGTGTCATGTCATTGGCGCTTGCGTGGAATTCCTTGAAGAACAACAAGTCGAAAGGGAAATACAACACTTTGAGAATATGAAAATAAAACTACCAGCGTCGATTCACGAATGCAAACCTGACCAGCTTGTCAAGTGGTTGATGTTAGCCGAAGTAATCAAGGAAAAGCAAAACGATGACTTGTTTCAAATGTTGGACTTTCAATGTCAACTTATCGCAATCTTTTCAGGAATGAAAGTGAACAAGGTCAAGCAACTGGCGATTGAAGACGTTCAACGTTTATCTGGTCACTTGACGCGAATGATTGCAAGCTACACCTACGCCGAACCGCTTGGTGAAGTGACGGTGAATGGTCAACGCTACGTCTTTGAAAAAGATTTCCGATTGATAAGCACGGGACAAATCATTGACCTGAAGTTAATCGAAGACCTTGCAAGTGATCCCGTTCAGGCGCTTGCGATTTGCTACATTGAAGAAGGGTTCGAATATTGTCAAGAAGACGACCGCGGTCGCGTGTTGAATCCGAACGACAAAAGATATAAGGCGTTCAAAGAAGAATTTGACGGCGCTGAATTCATGAACTTCTTTGGTTTTTTTTTGCGCGAATCGCAGAAGCGGAGCGACGCTATATTATCAATCCAGATGATTCGGACGATGATGAATCAAAGGAAAGCAATGGCGACGTTAAAGACAACGAATGGTTCACATGGACAAGAATCCTTCAGCGACTCGGACAAGAACTTGGAACGAGTATTGACGCAATCACTAAACAACCTTATGTGAAGACATTGTTCTGGATGAACTACTTGAAATTGAAAGACGAACAAGATTACATACTAAATAAACAACGCAATGGCTAACTTTGATTTCCTTGAAGAATTCGGGGTGTCGGTTGCTGAAGCGGAACAACCAGCGAACGTTTACGAAAAGTTCATTCTAAACGTCGGGAACAAAGTCACCGCCGACCTTCGCGAGTACATTCAAAAGAACGCAATGAACACGGGCGCACTTGCGCAATCGGTTGTCTACTTTCCGACGGGTGCGTTGTCCTTTGAAATACAAGCGGACGATTATTATAAATTCGTGGACCAAGGTGTCAACGGAATCGCGGTCAATCATGCAAGCGCTTTTTCCTTTCAATATCCCGGTGTCTCTCACAACATGGCGAAGGCAATTCAGGAATGGAAAGGACTTGAAATGTCGCACGCGTTCGCGATTGCTTCGAACATCAAACAACGTGGATTGAAGCCGAAGAACATCACCGAGAATGTCATCAACGACAAGGTGCTTGAAATGATTGCGAAGGACTTGACCGAAGTCACTGGATTGACGTTTGAAATAAAATTTACCAAGGCAACTGAAACATGGCAATAAGTATAACACAACAACCGCAACTATTTCAACCAGCGTGCAATCCGTATGTGTGGGTATTTGAAAGCGACCAAACAACGCAACCGAACTTCAGCTTTATTGTTGAACTTTACGTTGACTTCGTTTTGGTATCGACACATCAAGTGTTCAACGAATCCGGGAACTATGCGAAGTTCGACGCAAGCGGTGAATTGCGTGCGTTGCTTACAAGTGAAATGGTCACGACGGGCGCGTTGCTTACCTTCTACGATCCAGCGATTTCGTTTGTTAATATCAAGATTTACGAAAAGTATGGAACACCGCCAGTTCTTCAACCGGGTAGCATAAACGCGAATGTGAGTCGAGCGTGGAACGCTTCACTTCGACATCCTGAATTTATATCTTTTGATTACAACGATTACGCGATTTCAAGATTGAATCCGAATTCAGGGAACGTTCTATTCTTGACTGACTTTCCAAGGACACGAAAGTATTTCGTCGGACTTTACGAAAGCGCGTTCCTTACTTTTTTGAATCGTGGCGGTTCAGCGACAACCGATATTTTTGTGAATCTTTATGACATTACAAATACCTTGATTGCGACCGACGTTGTTAACGTCACGTTGGCGCTGAACATTGGCGTGATTGATTGCGCACCGCAAAATCTAATCGCGAACACATCGGTGACTTTGCTTGATTTCCAGTCATGCGCTTACTTTACCATAACTGCGAAAGCTGGTCCTGAATTTGCTGGAATCTTTTCAGGGTTAAGCGAAACGTTCACGTTCTGGATGGACACCGAATGTCATCGATACGACACACACCGACTTCATTGGTTGAATAAGCTGGGCGGTTGGGATTCATTTACCTTCACGCTTGTGTCAACGAATTCGACCAAGGTCAAGACATCGGACTACCAGCGCGAACGCGGACAATGGGACACGTCTGGAACTGGCTGGGAATATACACGATACCACGGCGAACAAATGGCGTTCAACAAATACGCAACGGACACGACCGTTTTGAATTCCGACTATATTCACGAAAGCGTTCAACAATGGTTGGTTCGTGAACTTTACGAATCGCCGAAGGTTTACCTTGAAGTGACACCGGGCGCGTTCGAACCAGTGAAGGTCACGAATGAAGATTTCACCTTGAAGCAACGACGCGTTGACGGATTGATTCGTGAAGTGGTCAACATGGAAAGAACGTACACCTACAATTCACAACTAACGTAATGGCTGGCGAACTATACATAAACAATCGATTGATTGACATCGACCAAACGTTGCCATTCCCGTTGACGTTCAACATTGCCGACATTCGCGATGTGTCCGCAAGGAAAGGAAACAAATCGAAGACGATTACAATTCCCGGAACGAACGCGAACAGCGCAATTTTTCGTTCGATATTTTTATTGACGTACACCGACGACACGACACCAACGAATTCGGCGATTCTTGACTTCGATCCTTCAATCAAAGCGACGGCGCGATATTACAACAACGGAATTCTTGAATTCAATGGAATCGCACAACTTCAGGAATGTAAACTAATAAACGGAACGTGGTCGTTTGATTTGACGCTTGTGTCCGATACGATTGACTACATTTCCAGAATGAACAAGGTGAAGATAAACGAACTTGATTTCACGGAATACAATCACGCGTTAACGAAGGCGAATCAATTCGAAACGTGGTCGGGGTTCAACCAAGTGAACGGGGTGTCGACACCTATTCAAACGGGACTTGACTGGACTGGCGAAGGGTATTATTACGGATTGATTGACTACGGCTATCCAAGGATAAGCGCGGACAAGTTCGATTGCGACCAGATACCACCGCAAGTGTTCGTGTACGGAATCCTGAAGAAGCTGTTCGATTACGCTGGAATCACTTGGAATTCAACGTTCCTTGAAAGTCAAAGATTCAAGAAGCTTTTAATGGCGTATTATGGCGGTAACTTTCCGACGATTACACCAGCGCAACAAGCGAACGATTCCGTGCTTGCAAATGAAATAAACAACGCAAGTGGATTCATTGTCAACGGTTCAACGAATCAAGTCGGATTCGGTGGAATGGTGAGCTTTCCAGTCGTCAACATTTCCGACGTGGTTGATGTTTCGGTGACAAGTGATCCATTGTCGCAAGTCACGTCAAGTTCACCTTTCAACATAACCGCTGGAACGACGGGAATGTACACGTTCGAATACTTCGGCGACCACCATCTTGAAATCAAGTTCGACCAACCTACGATAAATTATTTTAATGTTCGGTTGAATATATTGGTCATCAAGAACGGAACACTAATCGCGACGGATGTCGTGTATCAAGATAGCGTTTCGATATTGTCTGGTGACTACTTTAATACCTTTACATTTAATTATTCGCGTCAAGTGAATTGCACAATAAATGACCAGATTAAATTCGGTCTCACGTTGGTTGTCGAAGCTGGTCTTTCTATTGGTGTTGACATTTTAACACGAACGATTGAATTGACTTCGCTTGCTACAAATGTGAACTTCATGAAGACGATTCAAGAACTTGTTCCCGGTGGCACGGTTGCCGTAGGTTCTTTTTTGCCCGACATGACTGGCGACGTGTTCCTGAAGGGATTGATTACGATGTTCAACTTAATGGTCAAACCGTCAACACAAGATTCAAGCGTTTTGGAAATCGAACCGCTCTCGGAATTTTATAACAGCTCACAAGACGCGCTTGACTGGACACAACTTGTGGACTATTCGAAAGAACTGACCGTTCAACCTACAATCAACTACGCTTCGAAAGAATACAACTTCGACTTCAAACAAGACGGTGACTATTGGAACACGCAATATCAAAACGAATACCTTGACAATTACGGTGAATTCCAAATCTTGTCGCAATCACAATATGCCACGCAAGTGACGAAAATGGCGTTGCCGTTCAGTCAAAAACCTTTAGTCGAAATTCATCCGTCCTTGATTGTTCCCGCTTCTTATCAGGTCAATTTTGATTCGGCTGGTGCTGGTCAAGTCGTTCCGAAGAAAGGTAGCGCGTTCATCGTGTACGTTGGTGCAATGCGAACGGCTGACTGGAAATATCACGACGAATTCAACCACCAAAACAACTTGACGGAATATCCTTACGTCGGTCACTTGGATGACATCGACACGCCGACAAGCGACTTGAACTTCGGTGTTCCGCAATCGGTCTACTATCCAGCGACGGTGTACACGAACAACAACTTGTTGCAATATCACAACACGTTCATTCAAGAATTGATTTCACGTTACGGAAAATTGTTGACTTGCTTCGCAAAGATTGACACGTCAATAATCAACACGCTTGATTTCCGCAACCTAATCAACATCAATGGCGTCGTGTATCGTTTACAAAAGATAAGCGACTACGATTCGACGAAAGACCGCACAACGCAAGTCGAATTGTTGCGATTGATCCAAGGTGAAGGGATTGCAAGCGGTGACGAATTCGTCGAAGAAGGTTCAACGCCTTCACCGATTAGAACTGAAGTAGAAAATAACACAATAATAAGAGAACAATAAAATGGGACAAATTAAAATCAGCGAACTAACACCGAAGGAAGAACCGTTGTCAACGACTGACTTGCTTATAATCGCACAAGAAACACCAGACGGATTTGAATCAAGGTCAATCACTGGTCGTGATATTATTGACGCGATTCCAGCGCCTGAAATGAATCCGACATTGCTTGGTTTTTCGGGAATCACTGGAACACAAACAACTTCGAATGTCATCACGATTTGTCATTCCGTTTTAATTCCAGCGAACACCTTCACAAACAACAACATTCTTCAGGTGATATTTAGAATGTTCCGTCAATCAGAAAACCTTGGTCAAATGTACGGACGTATTTATTTCAACACCGAAAACACCTTGACGGGTGCGACGTTGTTCAACACGACCTTCACAATGAATGGCGGTTCAAGTCAATACCTTGGCTACGTTGAACGTCACTTCAGTTACAATGGAACTAATTTGACTGGCTATTCAAACAACGCGTTTTCGGAATACACCACGGGCGCGGTTGTAAATGTTCCATTCAATGCGACCGTTGACAATTACGTCTTATTAACAATGCAATGTCAAAATGTGAACGACATCGCGAACATTAATCTTTTCAAAATTTTAGCTTATGTTTAATTTGACCACCATTTCAAACGGGTTCGTAATGAACGAACTTGAATATCTATTCGACGGCGAAGCGGAAATTCTAAACGAAACACAAGCGCACGTTCCGACGGATCGCGGTGTGATATTAATGGACACGACCATGACCATTGACAACGAATCATTCAACAACATCAACGACTTTTTAACAAAGCTTTATGGCAAATAAAGAAGCGGTTTTTACCGTCAAGGTCAACACCGGGAATTCGGTTCAAGACCTTCAAAACGCTGACAAGGCGGTCAATCAACTTGGTAAAGATTTGAAGACCACGCAAGCGACCGCGAAGGACACAAGCGGAACGGACACAATGGCGCAACGTCTTGCGGACCTTGACGCGAAGCTTGAATCTGGTGGTCTTTCCATGCGCGAAATGACCAAGGTCATGAAGGAATATCAAACGATCGCTTTGCAAACGGGTTCACAATCGCCAATCGGTGACCAAGCGACAAGGAAAGCTTCAGCGCTTGCAGACCAGATAACCGATATTAACACACGAACGAAATTACTTTCCAGCGATACGATAAAACTTGACACCGCTTTAGCTGGCGCGAATGTCGGCGCACAAGCGTTTATGGGTGTTCAAAGCGCCATGGCGTTGACTGGTGTTGAAAATGAGAATCTAATCAAGTCAATGCAAAAACTTCAAGCGGTTCAAGGCGTTGTGAATTCAGTTAGCGCAATCACGAACGCGCTGAACAAAGACGCGATTCTTGGAATCCAGCTTCGAACGGCGTGGGAAAAACTGAAGAATTCATCCTTCGTTCAAGGAACAACGGCAACGACCGCACAAACAACCGCGACGGTTGCACAAACAACGGCGACGGTTGCAAGTTCAACAGCGACGGCAACCGCTGTGACTGGATTGAAATTATTTCGCCTTGCGTTGGTGTCCACTGGAATCGGTGCGATTGTCATTGGTCTTGGATTGTTAATTGCCAACTTCGACAAGGTGTCCGCGTTCGTCTTGAAGGCGCGTGACGAATTTGAAAAACTTGGTCCGGGTGTAAAGATTGCCGTCGGATATGCCGTCCTTGCGTTCGCGCCGTTGATTGCTGTGATTTACGGCGTTGTGAAGGCGCTTGAATACTTCGGTGTCGTGGACGACGCGCAAACCGCGAAGATGAAAAAGAACGCACAATCGCATACCGAAACCGTTGTGAAAAGCGCGGACAAGCGAGCGAAGGCAATCAAGAAGGAACAAGACGCAACCGACGCGAAATATACGCACGAAATCAACATGGCGAAAGCTTCAGGCAAAGACACTTATCAAATGGAATTGATGAAGGCGAAAGCGCACCTGAAAACTGGACGCGTTTTCCTTGAAGTTCAAAAATCTAAAATGAAAGCAATTCAAGCGGAAATGGAATTGTTGCTTCAAAATGAAGACGAAGATTCCGACCGCTACAAAGCTTTGAAAAAACGACTTGAAGATTCAAAGAAAATAATCGGTGACACTTACAAGGACAATGTCGCAACCAAGAACGCCATTGAAGTCATGATTGCGGAACACAACCACGAGGTTCAAAAACAAGCGAACGACAACGCAAAGAAAGCGTTCGACACGGCGCAAAAGAATCGTGAAAAAATTCAACAAGCACAAGCGCAAGCGGACGAGAAAAGCAAAGAAGATTTAAGAAAACACAACATTCAAATGATTGCCGAAGAAGAAGCGCGTGACGAAGCAATTCGACGTTCGAAAATGTCCGCGCGTGATTTGGAATTATCCGACATTCAAGACGAGTATTTTCAGAAACGAACACAAGCGGAACAACTTGGTGAAGAAGGGAAAGAACTTGTCGCAAAATTAACCGCTGAAGAAGAAACGAAAAAAGCTGAAGTTCGAAAGAAATACGCGGACGCTGAATTGAAAGCTGAAGCGGATCGTGAAGCAAAGCGACGTGAACGACAAAAATTCCTGAATGACATTCTTTTGGACGACCAAGAAAAAGCGCTTGCGGGCTTGAACCAGACAACCGAAGACGCGAAAAAACAATTACTTCGTCGATTGAATTCCACGGATGAAAACGAACGAATCACGAAGGAACAGCACGACCTTGCGTTGATTGCGCTGGAACAAAAGAAAATTGACAAGATTGAAGAAATCAATAAAACGGCAACGGAAAAGCGGAATGAAGAAGCAATAAAAGAACGCGAAGAAGCGTTGAAAAACGTCACGAAATTTCTTGAAGATTCTCAAATGGTTCTTGACCATGTGAAGACGGTTGACGCCTTAATGGATGAAATTGACCAAGCGCGATTGAACAAGATTGAAGGACGACGCGAAGAAGACCTTGCGAACCTTGACGCGAAAATGCAAGCGGAACTTAACGCCGAAGGAATAACAGCGGAACAAAAGAAACAAATCGAAGAAAAGTTCGCACAACAAAAATATCAAGTTCAGCTTCAGGCGTACAACGCCGAGGAAAAAATAAAGAAGGCGCAATTCAACCGGGACAAAGCAATCAAACTTGGTCAAGTCGCAATCGACACCGCGTCCGCAATCGTGAAAGCAATCGCACAATTCGGACCACCACCGTCACCGCTTGGAATCGCTGGAATCGCGTCGGCTGGTGTCATCGGTGTGACGCAAGCGCTTGCAATCGCGAACCAACAATATAAGTCGGGTTCAGCACCAAGCGCGCCGAACTTTTCAACCGCTGGTGGTGGCGCGTCCGCTGGCGCAAGCGCGTCTTCATTCACGTCTTCGAACACTGGTGGAACGTCAACGGCTGGCTTGACTGGTGAACAAGGCGCGACGACAAGCAACATTCCGACGTCACAAGTGTTTGTTCTGGAAAGCGACATTTCAGCGACGCAAAACAAAGTCAAGCTTCAGGAATCCAAAACAAGTTTTTGATCCACGAACGACCGCGCGTTGTCAAGAATGAATCGGACGTTGAAAAACAACCATACGTCCGAAGTAGTTCTTCAGCTTTGGGAATGTTTTCCTTTGCAAGCTTGACGTTGTGACCTTTGCGAATGAATTCAGGCAAGTTCATGTTCAAGTAAATTGATTTGATAAAATGGTTGTATCTTTTCCATTCAATCAGTTCAAAGATTTCAAGCAACTTGTCGGAATCCATTAACACTGGTGAATGTGTTTCGAAATTCCACAACGGGCGTTCGTAATACTTCAAGAATTCAATCGTGTTAAACATTGCTTCACGGTAGTGTGACGGGTGTCGTGGATTCAATTCAAATTCACCAATATGAATCGGAATGTCGGCGCGAAGTTTTGGCGTGATATAAAAGTCGTCGTTCATGTAGATGAATTGACCACCACGTTCACGGGCAAACGTCAACATTTTGTTCGTCACGTCCGCGCCACGAATGTTGTTCAGCTGTGGACAAGGAATGTTGTCAACGGTCGCGACCTTGTCGCCAACGGTAACGATGTGCGCTTCAGGGAACGACATACGAATGAATCGGATTGATTGTTGAATGTCGAAGTCATCGCGACTTCTTCGGTAGGGGAATACAAATGTCATCGAACAAATTTACATATTATAATAACATGAGAAAAGATTTACCAGTTTACGAAATCATGATTGACTTGAACGATCCAGAAACGACCGTTTCATTCAATTCATTGGTTGAATTTCCAGCGCATGAAAAGAACTTCGAAATGTTTGGAAAGAAAGTCAAGTACGAATTCAACGAAGAACAACAAGTCGTCACCGGGATTGCGATTTCAGCGGACACACCGATATATCGATACGACGACCAAAGCAAAGAAGAATACTATGTTGTCTTCACGAAGGATTCAATTCGCGACATCGTGCTTGATTACGCACGTCGGAACAATTTCAACAACGTGAATCTTGACCACAATCCACACAAGGTCGTTGACGGCGTGTTCATGATAATGTCATATCAAATTGACAATGAACGCGGATTCACCGCACCCGAACGATTCAAGGACGCGAACGACGGTTCATGGTTGGTGTCTTATAAGGTAACGGACAAAGCGTTGTTTGAAAAAGCAAAGAACGGTGAATTCAATGGCTTCAGTATTGAAGGCGTGTTCACCTTGCTTGAAACGGACAAGACCAAGGAAAGCGAATTCAACGCAATCTTGAAAGAAGTGGAACTTTGGAAAAGAAACATCGAACGAATTCGAATGTTCAACGACTATCCTGAAGCGGTATCGAACAACGCAAAACGCGGAATCGAATTGAACGAAAAGAACGGAAACAAATGTGCGACAAGGGTTGGTCGTTTACGCGCGACCACCTTGGCGAATCGCGACACGGTATCGTTGCAAGTCATCAAAAGAATGTATTCGTATTTGTCACGCGCCGAAGCTTATTACAACGAAAGCGACACGTCCGCTTGTGGAACAATTTCATTCTTGTTGTGGGGTGGCAAAGCTGGACTTCGTTGGTCGGAATCTAAATTGAAGGAACTTGGTGAAATCTAAATTCTCGAACACGATTACATAATATAAAAAACAAACAAATGAACGCTTACGAAAAAGTCATGAACGAACTTGGAAAAATCAAGTCAATGTTCGAAACGGCAACCGAAGAAAATGTTCAAGAAACATTTGAAACGGCTACACTCTTGGACGGTGAAACAACCATTGAATTTGATTCGCTTGAAGCTGGTCAACAAGTTTTCATCGTAACCGACGACGGTCGAATTCCAGCACCTGAAGGAACACACGCACTTGGTGGCGAGTACACTGGTGTCACAATCACCGTGGACGCGGACGGATTCATTTCCGAAGTTACCGACGAACGTGGAACTGAAGAAGTAACACCAGAAGAAACAAGCGCCGAATTCGAAGCGGTGTCCGCTGACATTTTACCTGAAGTTTTAGAAGGTGTAACGGAAATAATCGCGACCGAACTTGGTCTTGAAATGGGACAAGCTTACGACGTTGCAAGCGCCGTGATTACCAAGATAAACGAAATGACTTCAAGCGAAGAACCAGCAATGGTTGAAGAATCAATGTCCGCTGAAGCTATTGAAGGAATAATCAATGGAAAACTATCAACCTTGACAACTACTTTCGAAGCGGTTGTTGAAAGCTTGAAAAGTATTTCCGACGACAACGCGTCACTTCGAAGTGAAATCGCGTCTTTGAAAGCTGACTTCGAAAGCTTCAAGGCAATGCCTTCGAATGAAACAAAAGAAAACGAAAAGTTTTCACGAGCTGGCAACTTGACTGCTAAACAACAATTTTTGAAACAATATAAAAACCTATAAAAATGTCTATTAAAAAGTACGTAAAATCGAATTTCGATTATGATGTGACTGGATTGTCACCATACGTTGACGACCAACGCGAAGACCTTATTCACCGTTCGGTAACCGAAGCACAAACACTTGGTTACATTGCGATTCAACAAGGAATCAAAGGAACTGAAGACCTAAAATTGTTAAACGATTCAATCGTTTATCAAAGTGGTGATTGTTCAATGTCACCTTCAGGCGACACCGTGTTCACGGATCGTCAAATTTCCGTTGAAACAATCGGTTACTTGAAGAAGTTTTGTCAAAAAGACCTTGCTGGATTCTGGACACAATTAGCACTTCGTCCGGGTGCAATGGCTGAAGACAAGACCTTACCATTCGAGCAAATCTTAATTAACTACTTATTAGAGTTACACGCGTTCGAATTAGAGAAATTAATTTGGCAAGGTAACAAATTAAGTGGTGCTGGTAACTTGGCTTTCATGAACGGATTCAATCAATTCTTAACGGTATTGAACGGATGTGTTGACTTGAATGTTTCTGGTGCGACGTCAATCGACGCAACCAACGCGTTCGATATTTTCTACGAAGCGTTCGAGAACACACCAGCAAACGTTGCTGAAGGTGCTGACTTCATTTGCTTCACTGGTCGCGAGAACTTCAACTTCTTATTGAAGAACTTGGTTGACTTAAATATGTTCAACTACAATCCAGCGCAAATCGCAACCATGAATGAAATCCTTTTACCGGGAACAAACATGAGAATCGTTAAAGTTAACGGATTGAACGGAACGACTAAAATTTACACTGGTCGCGCTTCACATTTCTACTTCGGAACTGACTTATCAAGTGATTTCGAAAGCTACGACTTGTGGTATTCTTTCGACGACGATGTGATTTATTTACGTTCTAAATTCCGCGCTGGTGTTCAAGTACCTTTCTTGAACCAAGTGGGAACATTCGAAGGACTATAATTAAACAACAATTAACGGCGCATTTCGGTGCGCCATTTGTTAAACCTAAAAAAATAAAAAATTATGTCTTGTAATATGACAACCGGGTACAACGATAGAACGTGTACCAACGGGAAAGGCGGAATAAAAAGTGTGTTGTTGTTTCCTTTGGGTGCGACTTCAGGCGCTGTTGTTAATGGTGCAAATGAATTGACTGCTTTGACCGTAACTGGTGAAACATTCCTTTACAAATTAAAGTCAAACTTATCAAGCTACACCGCACCAGTTCGCGTTGACAAGAACAACGGGACTTTGTGGTACGAACACGAATTGTCAATGATCCTTGCAAGTGATTCAAAAGAATTGCGTGCTGAAATTCACTTACTTGCACAAAACGAATGTGTTTGTTTGGTGGAAAACGCTGACGGGACAATCGTGGCGCTTGGTCTTGGTGAAGGTCTTCAGGTTGCTGACGCTAACGAATACACTTCAGGCGTATTGAAAAGCGACCGAAAAGGTCATGTGATTGTAATGCGAGGAATGGAAAACGACGAAGTTCCAGATGTGAACGCGACGCTTTATTCTACATTGTTAGGTCAACAATCACCTTCAATCTAATTTTAACTACCGCAATTTTAAGGGGATGGGCGTTGTCCCGTCCCTTTTTTTTGTTTAATTTAGTCGCATGGAAATTAAAAAAGAATTTATCGGTTGCAAATGTTGGTCACCAACTATGGAACGATACGTCAAAATTGAAGCGGACAAAGGTGATTTATATTTGTCGCTTGGAATCCTTGACATTTACGAATTTGAGAAACCGAACCTTGTAAAAAAAGACAATGTTAAAAATACAAAAAAACGGAACAACACCGCTGGTGGTAACGGTGACGGAAATGACAACAATTCCGAATCCGAACTACCTATTTGAATTCATTCATGAACAATCGTTCAACACGCAAACGTGTGTCTTGAACAACATTTCACAAGGCGTTCCGCGTTACGATGAATTTGTCTTGGTTGACGGCGTCGATGTGTCTTTCATTTACGACGGCTTTTATATTTACAACATTTACCAACAATCTTCACCAGCGAATCTTGATCCAGTGAACGCGCAAGGACTTGTCGAAACGGGACGCGCTCATGTGATTGAAGCGGATTCACCAAGTTACGAATACGATTCACCGATTTATTTCAATATATATGAATAACAAAATTACGTCTTTGTCATTTCGCAAGGACTTTCAAAAACCTGAAGAAGAAAAAGACCGTTCACTCGGCTTCACGAAGTGGGGTAAAAAGAACGATTATCCGTTTTTCTTGGTTGACCTTTACAACGGTTCGGCTTACCACCAAGGAATCATAAAGAACAAAACATTCTACATTGCTGGCGGTGGTATTGAAATCGTTTCGGGAATGGTTCAACCATTTATCGACAACAAATGGTCGGACTTCGACATGAACGAAATTGCTGAACGACTGGCGTTCGACCAAGAATTGTTCGGTGGCTTCGCAATCAAGGGAACGTGGAACAAGGAACAAACGAAGGTGGTCATGTGGGAACACATTCCGATTGACATGATTCGCGCGTCGGTTGATGAATTGACCTACTTTATTTCCGATGACTGGTTGGCGTTGAATCAATCACCTGAAAAAACGAACCTTCGAATTTTACCAGCTTACGACAAGGACAACCGAACTGGTTCATTCATTCTATACTATAAAGAACCGCACCTGAAAGGTCGAAAAGAATTAGGCGTTTATCCTAAACCGTCTTATTATGGCGGTATCACCGCGATTCAAACGGATTGTGATATTTCCAAGTTTCATATGTACGAATTGC